GGCCCCCGCGAATTTCGACGCTGAGCTGGGCCGCATCATCGCGCGCCAAAACGCGCGAACGAAGATCTGGCAGCTGCTGGGCTTTCGCCTTCGCGACAGGCTTGCCACCCAAACCCCCACCTGAAGGACAACCACCATGGACACCAAGACCATCACCCTGGTCCGCCCGATCGAACGCGGCGAAAGCAAGATGACCAAGCTGACCCTGCGCGAGCCGACATCCGGCGATCTGCGCGGCCTGAAACTGGCCGATGTGCTGCAACTGGATGTAAACGCGCTGATGAACCTGTTGCCGCGCATCTGCATCGAAGGGTTGACAGGACCCGAAATCGCAAAGCTGTGCCCCGCAGATCTGGCCCGGGCAGGCGGCGCCGTTGTGGGTTTTTTCGACCAGGAGGCGGCGACGGAGGCCTGATGCCCGACGACGTCGAAGACGCCATGGCCGACATCGCGCTGATCTACCGGTTCGGGCACGCCGAAATGTGCGCGATGTCGCTGCCGGAACTTGCCCGCTGGCGCGACCGGGCGCGCGAGCAAGCACAGGAGCAGTAGATGTCCGACCTCAACATCGCCATGATCCTGCGCCTGGTCGATCAGGTCACCGGACCGTCCAGGCGGGTGCTGTCGTCGATGCGCGAGGTCGGTGGCTCTGTCACAAGCGTGGCAGACCGGCTGGATGGTGCTGCGCAGCGACAGATTGCGTCGATGCGCGGGCAGGTAATCGAAGTCGGCGCATTGAGTGCGTCGATCTATGCCGCTGTGCGGCCCGCCATCCAGTTTGAGACCGCTATGGCCGGGATTAACAAAGTCGTCGATTTCGAGACGCCTGATGCGCTGAAAGCGCTTGGTCAGGAAATCCAGAACCTGTCAACTTCTGGGGGTATCGCGCAGACCGCGACCGACATTGCAGCCATCATCGAGGAAGCTGGCAAGGCGAACCTGATCAACAAGGATCTGGGCATCGAGGCCCTGAACGCCGAGATGATCGAGTTTGCGCGCAACACCGCCCAGATGGCCGTTGCATTTGAAATTCCGGCACAGCTGGCGGGCCAAACCATGGCGATCTGGAAGAACGCTCTTGGCATGGGGACCGAAGAAAGCCTGATTTTCGCCGATGCCATAAACCACACCGCAAACAACATCGGCACGACCGAAGCCAAGCTGATCGATATGATCGGCTATGTCGGCGCGACTGCGAAAAGTGCAGGCCTGGCAACTACCGAAATCGTCGGCCTGTCTGCGGCCATCCTTTCTGCCGGGGCATCGCCGGAACGCGCAGCCACTGGCCTGAAGAATTTCACCAACGCGCTGACCCGGGGCGCGAGCGCGACTGACAGGCAGCTTGCGATTTTCGAACAGCTTGGCCTGGACGCGACGGAGATGGCCGAGCGGATGCAGGTCGACGCAAAGGGCGCGATTATCGACGTGCTGGAGCGGCTGCGCGAACTGCCCGCCGCCGTCCAGAACGCTGCGATCGGGGATTTGTTCGGCCAGGAAGCAACCAGCGCAATTACGCCCTTGATCGGCAATCTCGACAACCTGCGCGCGTCGTTCGATCTGGTGGCGGATCCGGCGGAATTTGCCGGGGCCATGCTGCGTGAATTCGAAGCACAGTCGGGCACGACCGAGAACCAGATCAAACTGCTGATCAATAACGTGAACGCGCTGGTGACGACATTCACAACCGAGCTGCTGCCCGCGATCAAGGATGTGATCCAAGCAGTCGCCCCGTTTCTGCAGCAAATGCGCGAATGGGTTTCCGCAAATCCGGAACTGGTCGCCGCTTTGGGACAGGCGGCACTGGCCTTGTTGGGGTTCAAGGCGGCGTCTTTGGCTGTGAGCGTTGCGCTTGTCGGCATCATCAAGCCGGTCGCATTGGTCGCGAAGGGCATCGGACTTCTGCTGTCGGTTGTCGCGGTTGCAAACCCGTTCAGCCTGTTGATTGCGGGCGCTGCACTTTTGACCGCCGCGATCTTTGCCCCATGGGATGAAATCGGGGCTTACATCGATGGCAAGCTGTCAGGCATCAGCCTGTACGACAGCGGCAAGGCGATGATCCAGACGCTGTGGAGCGGTGCGAAAGGGGTCATCCCCCGGATGGTCGCGGACATCAAGGCGCGCATCGCGGGGATACTCCCCGACTGGCTGTCCAACTATCTGTCGGGTGGGGGCGGGGACAGTGCGGCACCGGACGCCGCGGTTGACATGACCGGCCCGCTGCGCCCGCCGCGGGCGGATGGAACCTACACCCAGAACAACACCATCACCATCACGCCGCATCCCAACCAGAACCCCGAGGCCATTGCGAACGAGGTCATCCGCCAGCAGGCCAGAAGGGGCCGCGGCGGACCCGCCATGCCGCATCTTTATGACACGCCCGAGGACGCGCAATGATCGCGTCGCTGACCATGATGGCGTTGGGCGGGTTCCGGTTCGGCGTGAACCGCGCCAGCTATCAGACGCTGCAGCGCACGGCGATGTACCGCTGGGCGACGCTGGACCGCGCAGGCCGGGACCCGGCGGCGCAGTTTCTGGGGCCCGGGGTCGAAACCATCACGTTGAACGGCACCATTTACCCCCATTTCAAGGGCGGTTTACGGCAGGTTGAAGCGATGCGCCTGGTGGCCCGCCTGGGCGAGCCGATGATCCTGGTCGATGGTCTGGGCTTTGTTCTGCAACGCTGGGTAATCCTGCGCATTTCCGAGACGAAAGGCACATTTCTGCGCGACGGCGCGCCCCGGCGCATCGACTTTTCGGTGGATCTGCAAAGCTACGGGGAGGACGGCACATGGCCGAATATCTGACCGGGCGCGGCGAGGTGCTGGACCAGATCGTGCTGGCTCAATACGGGCGGCGTGACGTGCTGGTTGCCGTGCTGGATGCCAATCCCGGCCTTGCCGAGCTGGGGCCGATCCTGCCCTACCGCACGCGCGTCACGCTGCCCGATCTGCCCGCACCGTCCCAGACCCCCGTGCTGCGCCTGTGGGGCCGGTCGTGAAGCCGTTGTTCCGCGTCACCGCCGACGGCGAGGACGTGACCGCGCGGGTGGCTGACCGGCTGCTGGAGCTGCGCATTCTGGACGCCGCGGGGATCGAGGCCGACACGCTGAGCCTGACGCTCGATGACCGTGACGCGCGGCTGGCCGCGCCGCCGCACCAGTCGGTCATCCGTGTCTGGCTGGGCATGCAGGGGCCGCTTGGCACCCCGATGGCCAGCGTCCCGTTGACGCCGATGGGCGCGTTTCGCACCGACGATACCGAGCTCACCGGGCCGACCCGCCAGATGCGTATCAGCGCCACCGCCGCCGACATGAGCGGCGGCATCCGCAGCCCGCGCACCCGTGCGTGGGAAGGGGCCAGCCTGGGCGATATCCTGCGCACCATCGCGGGCGCGCATTCCCTGACGCCCGCCGCCGACGCCGCCCTGGCCGCCCATGCGCCCGGGTTTGTGGCACAGACGGCCGAGAGCGACCTGAACCTGCTGACCCGCCTCGCGCGGCGCGTGGGCGGCACCGTGAAGCCCGCAGACGGGCGGCTGGTGCTGGCGCGCCGCGGGGCGGGCACCGCCGCCGACGGCACGCCGTTGCCGCCCGTGATGCTGGCACCGTCCGACGCCAGCAAATGGTCCTGGCACGCCGCCGACAGGGGCCGATACGCCAGCGCAGAGGCGTCCTGGACCGACCTGGGCACCGGGGCCGTCAACAAGGTGATCGTGGGTGAAGGCGATCCGCGCCGCGTGCTGCGCCACGTTCACGCCACCGAAAATGAAGCCGCGCGCGCCGCACAGGCCGCGTTGGCCGATGCCGCGCGCGGGGCCCAGACCGCCCGCATCAACCTGATCCGGTTCGTGCCTTCGGCATTTGCCGGTGCCCGCATCCGGTTTGCCGAGGTCCGCCCGGAATGGGCGGGCGACTGGTCGGTGCACCGCGCACATCACATTCTGACCGACCGGCTTGTGACCGAGCTGGATCTGGAACGCCCCCCCATTTCGCCCGCCACAGGAGCCTGACATGCCCATTGAGACCGTTGACGCCCAGTTCGGACGCTATGAAGATTTCCCCGAGCGCACCATTGCAATTGGTGCGGACGAAACGCTCGATCTGGCGTTTGTCTGGAAAGACGATGCCACCGCGATCGACATCACGGGCGGCTACGTGACCGCGTGGATCGTGCTGCCGGATGGCAGTCACATGCAGCTGCCATCGGATATCGCGGACGGCACCGGTGGGCTGCAAAAGGTGTTGCAACCGCCCTACAAGTTTGCACCTGGTCTGCACCGGATCGCGGTGCGGCTGACGCTGAACGACCGCACCATGTCAGCGGGGTGTTTCATTGATTTCGCGGCCGCTGTCGGGACATTGATCGCGCCGCCGGTGGTGATCGCGCAGCTGGCGCCGGTGGCCGCCGTGCAGGGTGCGGATGCGATCACCCGCGACGCGGCGACGGCCATTCGCGGGGCCACCGAGTGGTCAGTCACAGGGACAGCGACGGTCAGTTCGACCGGGCTTGTGACCATCCCCACCACAGCGCCGATCAGCGCCACGCTGGTGGTCACCGGGCGCAACGTGGCAGGCCCCACATCGGTGCCACTGCCTGTGGAGATTACGGCGGCGGCGGAAAGCGCCACGGCACCTGACACCATGGCGGCCCCGACGCTGACCGGCGGCGAGACACAGATCACGATCACCCCGCCCGCCGCACCGGACCTGAACGGCGGAACGCTTCTGACGGACGGCTACCGGTTTCTGGTCTACAGCGCGGCGGACGCGCTGCTTGCCACGATCAACCGTGGCAATCTTGCGGAGTTTGATGTGACGGGCCTGAGCGCGCAGACCGGTGTTTATGCGACCGTCTTCGCGCGCACCAATGCAGGCAACGGCACGGCCAGCGCGGCCTCAAATACCGTGGCGGTTACACCCGCAGCAACGGCACCGGACGCGTTTCTGACCAACGGCTGGGCGCTGGCGGATCAGCCGAGCACAGACGGCGACACCCTGACGCTGACGATCAGTGCGCTGCCCGTTGACAACGGCGGGGCGGCGATCACGAGCATCGAATATCGGATCGGCACAGGCGCGGCTGTGACGCTCGCGAGCGGTGCTGCAACAGGTGCGCGCGACATTACAGTGCTGGCCGACACGGAAGCCAGCATCACGGTCCGGGCGGTCAATTCGGTTGGCGCAGGGCCGTGGTCGGATGCGAAAACGGCCACACCTACGGAAATCATCACAGTCACCGCTGTCCCTTTCAGCGGGACAACGCGCACAGGCTCCGGCCCCGGCAACGGGCAGGCTAACAACGCTGAGTTTGTTACCCCCAAGTCCGTGCGCATGTCGAATGGTGACGTTTACGCCGCGTTGTATTCGTCAAACGAAGGCGACAATGGGATCACCGGTGGGGTCATTATACGCCACATGGTGTGCCCAACGAGCGATACTCTTGACGCTGATGTTTTCCTTGGGTGGACAGCACGAAACAACCACTCTGACCCAGCGCTGATAATGCGCTCGGACGGCAAGGCTATGGTGATCTGGACCGGTCACAGCCTGCGATACATGCGGATGCGGGTTCAAACCACTGCCGGGGATTGGGCAAATTGGGACGCGGTAGTAGAATTAGGGCCGTCGCTGTTCCCGAACGACGATCCAATCCCGACGATGACGTATGTCAATGCGGTCAATCTTTCGGGCGCAACGACGCCAACGATCTACATTTTCTTCCGGGGTGCAGGGAGTGTCGATGGAAGGCTCTATTACACATCATCAACAGACGATGGGGATACGTGGTCGGCGGCGACACAAGTCTGTGACAGCGCACAGCGGCTTTACCCAGTTTCCGCAGTAAATGCGGCAGGCACCGAAGCCACTATGACGGTGGCGTACCATCCGCTTGACAGCACAGGAAATGCAGGTCAGCCGATCTGGGGGTTTAATATCGACAATGCGGGTCAATTCCGATCCCTGACTGGCACCGCGATTACACCATCGGCTACACTGGCCCTTTCGGATCTTACTGAAATTGCGGATGAGGGTATCCTGCCAGTCTGGAACTTCTCGCTTCGGTATGATGGGGCCGTCGCGTATCTGCTGTATTTAGTATATGTGGAAGATGCGTTGGCAGATGGTGACATGACGCTCAAACGCGCCACCATTCTTGCCAACGGCACCGTGTCTACAGAAATTGTTGGAAACCTCGGTGCCGGAGAGGGGATTAACCGTGTTGGAGCGGCCATAACAATGAGCAATGGCTCCCCAGATGTGGTTTACGCGGGGTTTTCTGACAGCACAGTCGCAACATCGCGACTGCTGGGCGTGTACCAGCGGCGGACTGACGGAACCAGTTGGCGCAGGACCGTTATTGGCGAGGGAGAAATTGATATCACAGGCCTCCGCGTAATGGAGACCAGCAACGATGAGCCGGTACTGCTAGTATCACAACTCCCCGGCCCGTTCGGGATGATCGTGCAATATCCAAACAGTGAAGACGGTTGGTTGGTGCAAGAGTATTCATCAATGCACAACGGTCAGGCAGTGGCCTATACGCCAAACCCGTCGAGATGGGCACCAACGGTCAGCACTGCGGCGCAGGCAGTAGTAGATCTTGAGTTCGATACAGTTTTGGACGCGACGCAGGTTGCCAGTACTTTTGACAGTGCAAATATGCGTGCGCTTGACAACGGTGACTCAGTAGGTGTGCTGCGTACACTGACAGCCGGAACCAACCCGTTTGTAAACCGTGTTGATGCTGCGGCCCGGCACAGCCGACTAGCCTTGACCGCTGACGGTGTTGTCAAACATGCGAATGGTGTGAGTTTTGATGGCGCGGCTGGCAGTTATCTTTTGTGCCGGCAGGGCGCCCTAGGCCCAAACTGGATGACGGCGGTTCGTTTCTCGCCGACAAACATCGGCACAGACTTCATACAGTTAATTGCTGCTGATATTCCCCCAAGGCGTATTATCCAGTTCAGGGTTAATTCAACCGGCGTGCAGGCTATCGCCTTCAACACCAGCGATGCAAACTTTGGCGCACTCGCAACAAAAACAATAGTAAACGGCGGCGATTATTGCGCGATTGCGTACCTGAATGGAACGGCAGTCCATGTGGAGGTGATCGACATGGCGGACACGGCCCCTCGAACGCCGGTAACCGGTACTGGGACCCTGACTGGATCTGGCAGGCTAACCACCGCTAACATGCCGGTGGCAATCGGCGCCAATCTTAACACGGTCGATGGGTCGGGACGATTTGAAGGCGTAATCCGGAAGGCGGCATTCAAGCGGGAGACTGCGCCCGTTGCGGATATCGCAGCCGTCCGGACTTGGCTGCAAGAGTGACCAAGGCAGCCAGCAGCATCCACGCCGATCCGGGCAGGGGGATCGGCGGGATCGGCAGCGGCAGTGGCCTACAACAGGGATGGGACGGCAATCACCTTCAATGGGGGAACCGTGAACCACACAGACACGAGAACCTACGCGAGTTCTGCCCGCAGAGTTTCGGTCATGTCGGGCACAGCTTCGGGCAACCTGACTGTTAAGGCCACAGCTGAGATGCTTGTGGTGGGGATCATCCCGCCGGTCTGATGGTGAGCGAATGAGGCAGGCGGGGCGGCCGACTTGTCAGACATACGGCCCGCGCGACAGGACGGCATGACAACAGCCATTCAATGGCTATTCAAACACCTGTTGAACGGACCATCGCGGGCGCAAGCGCGCAAAAACGCTCTGCTGCAGATATTGGTGTAATTTACTGCAGGAATAAGTGTCACGCCACAACCGGCGGCAACAAGACCCGCAAGCTCGAATTCCTGATGTCGGAGGCAGAGATCAAAGGCGCCGACATGGTCATCACCCAAGGTGCGACCCAGTCGAACCACGCCCGCCAG